ATTTGCATTGATAGTAAATGCATTTGCAACTGCAGTATTGACCAATACATCACTTACAGCTGTTAGTGATATTGGAAGAACAGTTACAGAAACATTAACATATGCATTATCTTTTTGAGAGAATTTATCACTTAATCGGATAGTATTTGCGTTTGAAGAAGCCGCTGTGACTTTTGTAACAATTGGACGTAAACTAATATCAGAAAGATAAAGTTTGAATACACCATCTGAATCAGTTATAGCATTAAATGCATCGGCTGTGTGACGTACAAAATTCTTAACACGAGCCGTACCCATTTTGGTATTTTGATACACATATGTGTTTGCATTATATCCAAGACCAACATTTACGCTTGATGTGTCGACACAATGAAGGTCAACTGTTTCAAGAGAAGCGATATTGACAAATCCGTTTGATGAGCCGCGCAATCCTGTGACGTAGATATAGTTTCCATAGGAAATATCAACATCTGTCTCAACTAGTCTTTTAACGTCTGCTTCGCCTCTTGGTTTGTCAACATTAATCTTCATTGTGCCAAGAGTTTCGAATTCGAATCCCTTGACATAAGCCTTTCCTGGCTCAACAGCGATCGTATATTGATCATCGTCAACGCCATTTACAATAGAAGCGCGGAATGGTTTAACTGTATAGTCGCCCGATTCATCGTACGTGCGACGCGCCAAAGTCTTTTCGAGTTCAGCATAAATTGGATATTTTACTTGCTTGGTAATAATTCCACTTTCAACGCGCATCAACTCAAAGAACTTAGATTCATCAACTACCGTATCTAGCGGACGTGTTGAAAGAATTAGGCTGAACTGAAATCGATCTGCGCCTGGAGCCTGATAGTTAAATGAAGATTGAGCTGGATCTAAAAGAGTTGTATCGATTTCACTATCAACGATTTCTTCATTAATCTCAAGACCAATCTTTACGTTTGCAGAAGAAGAATATGCACTTACAACTGCAGTTTGGTCGAGAACTTTTACAAAGTATCCGTCAGCATAGAAGATACCTTCATTGATAGAAACGACAGTACCGAGACCGCTTGCACTTGAACTATTGGCTTGCGCTTCAGTCGACTCGCCAGCAACTTTAATTACATCTCCATTTTGAAATTCGTTACCTGTTACATACCGAATCATTAAAGTTGGTTCGCCTTCAAATGGATAGTATGTGGCAAGAACTTTTGCCTGTACGTTTCCAGACGCATTTCGAATTACACGATCCTCAAAATCTGTGATATCGATATCAATCGTGCTATATGTTTTTTCGAGTTTGAGATACTTACATTTATTATCAAGAGTCATGTTTCCGCCAATAACTGGGGAACCATCTTGAAATACGTGATCGCCGAAAGCCTTTATTTGATTTTGAAGAATAGATTGAATCTGTGTAAGTTCACGAGCCTGCACTGCGCGACCAGGCTTAAAGAGAATCTTCATATAGTTATTATCTAATGCGTTCTCTTTAAAATCGTCGTAATAAGGGTCAATATTGAATTCCATGAACTTCTACCTAGAATGAGAGTACAATTTTAATTTGATCGATCTGATTGTCTACACGCTTTATATTCGTTCGATTTTCCATATAAACCAAATCACCGCTAAATGGCTTAATCTCAGAATTAGAAACAGCCAAAATAGGCGTTGTAATTCCAGAGGTTGTGCCTCTAACTGGTTGACCGACTGGGAATGTCCCTGTGATATTATTTATGTAGAGATAATTATCGCCTGCAGCCCAATGAGCAACATTTGCTATTGCATTAGCAGATCCCAAGGAAGAACCAATATAGACCGTCTCTCCATTAACAAAATTTGCAACAACAGGATCACTGACAAGCAATCGAGTCGTTGCTCGATAGTTTGTTAGATTTGCATACCAAGCACTATTTGCGATCAAAGGATTTATAAGCAATCCGACTTGGTTAAACTGGAAGGTTGATGTTGAATCGCTAATCGGAATCTTTGTTCCGTCTGTATCATCGTTTAATTCAACGCAAATCATTAGACTGTGAGCGCGAAGTTCCTTTGCAGGGTTTGATCCATGACCTCCAGAAGGTCCGATCTGAATATCAAAAACGGCATTCGATCGAGTCACGTATGCCGTCTGAGTATTTGCAGCGTGGATGAATGGAGTATTTACCTGGAGCACTGTATTATTTACAATAGAAACGACGTTTCTAGAGGCACCATTCAGAGTAATAATATCGTTTACATATACATTGCCCACAAAGTTTGTCGAGTTGGATGATGAATTCGCATTTACATATGTAGAACCGTCGATATTGAACGTTCCATTTAATGTTGCAGGATCTAGTCGCATTGCAAGAGTATTGTTTGCAGTTATCGTTCCACGTGTATATCCATTACCACCGATTTGAACGCTTACAGAGGTGATGTTTCCATTCGAAACTCTTGCAAGTAATTTCGATGAACTGCCGTCAGTGTTAGTTACGGAAAGGAAACTTCCAGTATTTGTATTCCCGCCACCAGCGTACCCAGATCCACCCCAAAGAACACGAACAATATCAATTCTTCCATCTTCAGATCCAGCGGTAACTGCAGGATCCGAGACAACTGGCATCCATTGCTTCGTAAAGAATTTTTGCTTTAGTCCAGGAGGAATGGTATACATATACTTCCAACGATATCCGTCAGAAGTTACTATAAATGGATTCTCTGGTAACTGACCATCAATATCAATGGTTGGCTCAACAGTTGATATTGAATTGTTTCCATTGAATAGACATTTGAAAATTTGGTCGCGGTTGTTTCTAACGTAGAAAGTATTCGCAACCTGAGGATAAGTATTGTCGCGGCGTTGAACAGTTACACTAGAATTAGAATATGCAGCATTCGCATTTAGAGAAATAACCTTATTGCTGCGAACAGAAACAACTTCGCGTGCATCTTCTCCAACAATCACCACATTTCCTGTTCCAACATTACCAACGAAGTTTGCTGTAATGCCAACAATTGTTTGACTATTTGAAAGTAACGTAAGAGATTGACTTGAGTTAGTGTTCGCAAAAGCACTGTTTACAATAAGAGAAGTATTGTTCACAACAGAGATAATACTCTTTGTAGTATTATTGATACTGATTTTATCTCCAGGAAACAGGTATGTTTCGAATGTTGTGCTTGTACCAGTAACAACATTTGAGTTCGTTATAATTCCAACTGTTCCGCTTAGAATCGTATTTGCATTAGAGTTTGCAGAACCAAGGTTATGATAATCAACGTAAGAGAAAATCTCAATATGATCTTCATAAGTGTCATATGTTATTCCAGACGCCCAATCGACTCTAGAAATAACTGGTTGCATATCAGATTCATAGACTTTTTTAAGTCCAACCATAGTATAGTAGAACTCATTTTTACTATTTGTAGTAAAAACAACATTTTCTACGTTTGCTGAATCTGTGCCCGTAAATGTCGGTGATCGCCCAACAGTAACGTAAGTATTGCTAATTTCTGTATTTGATAAATCTCTTTTCAATCTATCAATAAGAAAATTGCTGAATAGAGGTGTAATAAGGGATTTCATCGAAGCCTCAATTTCCTGTTAGGGTGACAATTTTGAATCTATGTGCACTAGTTAAATTTGGAATCACGTGATATACAGCATTTGTCGTATTGCCATATTGCCAAAGATTAATATCGATGTAATTGCTAATAACAGCATTTACTCTAGCATTTTGTGTCGTCGCTCTTTTCATATAAATCATGGTATTAGCATTCGAACTGTATGCCGAATCAACAGTCAAGACTGTTGCATTCGAGATATTTATTACCTGTCGTACCTGGTTCGCAACCATAATGTAGTCATTTACAGTCAACTGAGTTGTAAACAATGTATTTGAGCCAATCACGGTTGCATTTGTATCGAATATTGTAACAGTTCCAGTTTGGGCTGTATACACATTTGCAGTTGCAATATTGAGCGATACATTATCTCCAGCTCTCACAATTTCAGATAATGCATTAACATTTCCAGAGACAACCAAACGAGTATTTGAAAGAACTTCAAGTGGTTTGCGTGTTGAAGATGATCCAAAGTTACTATTAACAACAAAGTGAGTTGAGTTAGTTACTGAGATAACTTCGCGAACCTCACCATTTATTCTAATAATATTGTTCACAGAAATAATTGGTGCATCTGGATTTGGATTATTGTTTTGGAAATATGTTCCATCGTAACGACTATCAGCATTTGCACTTACTTGATTTCCGCTAGTGTTCGATGTTCCCAAAATACGAAGGAATTGATTATTACTTGAAACCAAACCCTGCCCACGATAGATAAAGTCTCCATAAACTTCAAGTTCTGTATTACTATTGATCTTTGAGATCACTTTACTAATTGGTAGGCGCAACACTTCTGGTGCAACAATGTCATCAGGATCGTCATCGATAATAATAAGATCTCCAACATTTACACGAGTATTCGCATAAAGAGCAACAACATTTGCATCTGGTAAGAACGTAGTTGATGTTCCAGTGACGACATTTAGTCGAGAATTTGCAACAGAAACTGTTGCAGCAGCACCACCCTCAGTTCTATTTCTAGAAAGAATTGCTGTAACATTTGAAGAATATTCTACCACTCTTTCAATATCATTTCTAGAAAGAGTTTTAGATATCAAGGACATTCCAGCTGGATGTGCAATATTTTTAATTGTAGTTTCATAATCAACAAGATTCTTTTCTGATTCTACAACATATGCAAAGTTGTGATAGATTTTACCATCTTGTAAGACTTTATCTGAGCTGGTAAATCCGTCAGTGTTTAAATAAAAACCGTTAAATTCAATTAATCCATTTGCAAAAAATGCTCGAGCTTTTGCAAGACCATTACCATACTTCATAGGATTTGGAAGTCCATCAGCAATAACTTGGGCAGGATATTGCGCTGGTGCTGGAACGTTCATAGAGAGATTCGAATTACAATATACACCATTTGCAGTAATCAAATCTTCTGTATTACTAAATGTTCCAGAGTAATTGTAAAGTCTTAAGACGCCTGTTGATGGATTATATGATTTAACATTGGCTTTAAATGTTGAATCAAGTATACTATTTCCTTGATACGCAAATTCAGTTTCGTAGAAAACATTTGCTTCTGTTACAGGATTAATTACTGTATCAAGAACCTTCAATGAAACATTTGGTGTTGCGACGTAGTCGTAGCCTCGATATACCAAACGAAGATCTTTAATTCTTCCAATGGCAGAGGTGTTTACGATATTTTCTACGCCATCACCATACAAATAAGCAATTAACGTTGGCTCAATTCCGTTTTCTCTTTGAATTGTGTTTGCTGTGCCAGTTGTTTTAAATGCACTATTCACAATTAAATAATTGTTATTAACAACACTTACAATTCTACGAATTTCATTGTTAACTCGAATTAAGTGACGATTATTCGCACCGCTACTTCCAGCAAAGGCTGTTCCAGTACCAATAACAACATTGCTTCCAGTTGCAATATTCACAGTTCCTGTAAGAGTTGTATATGTTGGAGATGCACGAGTTATGATAGCCTCTGGGCGAGCGTAGTAACCTTCGCCGCGATCTGTTATCTCTAGTGATGTGATACGACCACCAGCACCAACGCTTTTAACTTTTGCAGAACCGCCATATCCTCTACCAGCAAATGATATTGTATCATTGATTGCATATCCTCTGCCGCCGTTAATTATTCTAACGTGCGAAATTAAACCAAGATCTCTAAATGTTTGCCAGTGCGTTTTCTTGAAAGGTCTGTCGTCATCATCTTCATAACTATAAAGAGATGACAGTTGAGTATCATAATGAGATTCTATTCCAAGAGGCGGAGATTGCCTAAATCCAGCACCACCATTAATTACAGAAATGAGTGCAATGCCGCCAGTATTCTCAGTAACTAAATCTAGACACTGAATTATTTGGCTATCAGAATTTGCTGGCACTAGTGCATTCACAACAGAGTTAAATGTAAATACTTTATCAGTATTTTTTGTCTGTAGAGTAGCGCCAGTCAATGCTGTTTGAATTGTGTCAACGCCCTGTAATTTGACGTCATAGATTAATAACGCTCCTGTGTTATTGGTTGGTCCACCAACACCAAAAATCGCATTATTTCTTGTTGCAATTTTACCAGAAAAACGGGCATCTAGAAAATTAGTTCCGTTTGCCCAAACTTGTTCGTTATTACTAAACCAATCGTCTTTATCACTCTCAGAAACATTTAAGATAACATTTCTATTGTTTTGTGTAAAGACTTCGTAGTTAGCAGCACTAATCAAAGTGTCACCACTATAATCAATAACAGAACGATCATATGTAATTGTTTCTAAGAAATTCTTTTCACTATTTGACGTGCATGCTGTCTCGTTCAACACGCTGACTTGTAAATCAGTGAACATATTCGCGCGAGGGTCATCGCCAGTATTGCGATAAACAATAACCTCAGTGTTTGAATATAAGCGATATCCATATCCTGGAAATTTAGTTGTTACTGATTCGATCGAACCAAGAGTCACATTACCAACAATTGCTACCGCATCGTTTGCGTCGCCAGTGATTCCAAGACCACCGACTACCACAGCAGGATCACCAATATTGTAGTATAATCCTCTGCGGCGTTGCGTTGGGTCTGTTCTTATATTTGAATCAATTTTAATATTTGAGATTGTACCAACGATTCTTTCTAGAAATTCTCTTTCTTCTCCAAACTCATCAACATATATGATGCTAATTTTTTCGCCATTGTTATAATATCTCTTAACGTTAGAGACATAAATCTCAATAATTTCTTTACCGTTTGTTTTATCGATTGTTCGGTCAGCTGATTCAACAACGCAAGTTGCACCAGAATCCACACCTGTAACAATTCTCTTTTTAAGAAGTTGAACATTTACGCTTTTGTTTGAATCACTAGAAGTAATTTGAAATGCTTTTGGCTTTAGCCATTTACCATCAGAAGCAATTAGAATTTCTTCTTTAGGATAGAGAACTTCAATATCTTCAGCAAACAATGCTTTGAATAACCACTTTAAAGATTCTTCGCTACCTTTTTTACTGTAGAATTCTCTTGCGCTCTTTAGAATCTTTTCAGTGCTTAGAGCAGTTCTCTCAGGAAAATATGGAATAATTTCTTGTTTAAAATAGCGGATAAATTCTGATGGCGTATTGTCAATATCACGATATGAATCAATATTCATCGCATGATATACTGTATTTCCTGCAGTATTTGAGATACCATCAGGATTATTATTTTCTAACCACTGATAGTATAACTCAACAAAACGCTGAAACTTTGGATGGTCTGCTCTGATAAAATCAGGCAGCTGAGTTTGAACTAATGCTGATACTGTTTTTTCTGAAACAGCCATAACTTACCCTACAACTGGATTTATGATTGTTGATATGCTTCCAGGATCTGACAAATCCATCGTTATAATTTGATTTTGTACAGAGTTAAAGACCTTTTTAATCGGTGTTGCATAAACGACGAGCGTTCCGAATGGATCAGAAACTGAAACTGGTTGAAAGTTGTCAATAGTTACCACACCATTTTTGTAATCGATTACACCAATGTTATCATCGATTGTCTTTTTTACAGACGATACATCGTCGTAATAATAGATTCTTAGTCGCCCTGTTCTACCCTGAAGATTAACATTTAATAAAGCTCCAACACCACCACCACCAACGATTCTTGCACTTGCCGATGTATAGTCGGCACCAATATTTGTAATGACAATCTTTTTAATTTGACCGTTCACAATCACTGCTTCTGCAGTAGCACCTTTACCATCGCCTTCGATAATAACTTCTGGTGTTGTCACATATCCGCTGCCTGGAGAAAGCACTTCAATGTTATCAACGCCAGTATATGATTGAACAACTTCTTCAATATAAGAATCTCTTAATACGCCAGTTTGATCATAATATTTAAATGATGGAGAGACTTTGATATGATCACTCACTGTTCCTTGTGTCAACTCAGTGTTAAAGTTTAATGCATACGATAATCTTTTTGTACTGTCAGCAAAGAAGCGTTTTTCGAGAGAAACAAATACATCGTTGCTAACGATAGAATTATCAGAATCGTCAATTGCTCGAGAAATTTGAGAAACTCTGAAAATAGAATTAAAGTTACTTAAATTTGTAAGAGAGAAATTTCTTATTGCTCCAATTACAGAGGCATTGACTTCTTCTGTTGTTTTATTGGTTTTTGTTGGATCATACCAAACTTCAGCTTTTACATTAACGTAGTTGTAATCAGCAGGAACATATTCTGGTGTGACTGTCAAAACGCTAAATGGCTTGAGAATACTTTTCTTTACATGCTCAATTTCTGTGGCAGTAATCTCATATCCGCCTAATGGTTTGGCTGAAAAGAATACTTTACCATAGACTGGTGGAGTATTATCTTCACCACCCCAAACATTTACAGCATCGAAATATGGATAATCGCGATTAATAAGAGCAATATAATCGTTCTTTGTTACTGCACGGTTTTGTGAAATGTATGCCTTTGGTGCTGTGAAACGAATTTTATCGATTGATTCGGCGGCTGCGCCAGACGATGATTCGTTCACAAGAGTTACAGCAACAGATACTGGACCAGAAAGAATTGAATCTAGCGGTTTAAATACTCTCAATCCATTAGCATTAATGCCATTGGTTACGATATATGATAACACAACAATGTTACCATTTGTTAACTTTTTCCCGATAATACCATCGCCGAAATAAATTTGGTACTTACCGTTTTTATTTTCTTCAAGATAATACACAAGTGCGTCTTCATCAACATTTGTCGCATCCTGAGAAACGATATACGATTCTTGATTTGCATTTTCTGCGGAAACTTGAACACTTACTTGCAAAGTAGAAGTATCGATATTTGTGTCTGGGATTTCGAAATACTGTTTTGGATTTGTTTGTTCATCATAAACGAATGTGATACCAGTCGGTAGACCTTCTTTAAGTTCTAAATTCTCAACTACGAATAAACCTGTCGAGGAATTTTTAGTTGCAATTCTACTTGATGAGGTAACAAATACATAGTTTGATCCATCAATTGTCTCTGAGACAAAACGTGTAAAACGAGGAATTAATACTGCACTGTTTGCGTCATTAGGGACTGGTGTAATTGTTAAATCAACTGCAGCGCGAGCAGCAACGCGAGAGCGTGGAGTATATCCCAAAAGTTTAGCATGAGAAACTACTGATTGACGAGTGAGTGCTGTATCAATAAACATCTCATTGGCTACCATGTTTAGATAGTAGCCCATGTAGTGAGTATTGTATGATAGAAGGTCGAGGAGGACCGCCATACCAGAGCCTTCGAAATTATAGTCACTGAATTCCGACTGAGACTTTAGGTATTGTTTTAAATTGTCTCTAATATTGTCAAAGTCTAGTTCTGCGACTTTGAGTTTTGCATCAGAATTTGCCATTAGCGTACTCGTTCTAAGAAGAAGGATATGGTGATGGGATCAATGGTATTTTTTATAAAAAATGACATCGTGACGTCGTATCTATTCTCGTCATAATTTGGTGTTGCGACGACCTCTTGAATCTCGATTCTAGGCTCATAATTTGTTAAAGTATACCAAATAGCGTCTTGAATCAATGAGGTTGTAATGTTATCAATCGGTTCGAATAAAAATTTCTTTAGATTCGACCCCAGTTCAGGCTTAAACGGTCTCTCATAGTGCGAAGTGAGTAACAAATTTCTCACGGACTGTGTTATCGCATTCTCGTTAAGTTTCTTGGAGATATCTTTCGTGACTGGGTGAGCCTCGAAATCCAAGTCAAAATCTGAGTATCTGCGTGTGAGTAGAGACATTTAGAACCAACTGTTATAATTGTTAATTATTTATACTGTTACGGGTCAGGGAGCTCGCCGATTATTCAGGGGTATGGATTTGCATAATTAGAATCTAACGAAATCGAACTGGTAAATCCAGAAACGCTGACTCCAGCATCGATAGTGATAGAAGTTGGCATTCCGATCAGTTTCAGGAACTTGCAAAAGTCGAAATTGATCCATTCGGTGAGGGCTGAGAGTCCGATTTTCTCGAAGAATTTTACGATCTTTTGCATCCATTTCTTGAGTAAAAACTCTGGCCAATCTTCTCCGAAATCTCTTGCAGCCTCAACATAACGATTAATTTTTTCCTCTGGGCTGCGGATAAAGTCATCGATATCTCCACCAATAATATCAAGTAGACTGTATCCAGCGATATTAATAGACTCGAGTTTAGCGATAATTTCCTGATAGATCCTCAATCTTACATCTTCGGCTGCACCTTCAGCCTGAGCCTTGAGCGAGCCGATTAATGAATTAATAATCCCCTCAACGCCAAGATCTAGAAGAACAGGAAGAGGCGGCAATCCTAAAGTATCCCATATAGACTTAAATTTATTAATTAATCCAGCCATAGCAGCATGAATCAATTTCACTGCACCCTTCTTAACCATTGACATAATATAAGACCAGACTCCCTGAGCCTTAATCTCTTTAGAATAGACTCCCAACTTACCTTCAAAAGACTTGTAAGCGTCTGGAACAAGAACACCTAAAGTGTCGACTTCATTAACGACTTGCTGCTTCAAAGAGGCGCGATAACTTGCGTTACCGAACAACTGAACAATATCAACATTGATTCCTAAAACAGGAATGACGAAACTGACAGGCAATACATTATTGATAATCTCCAAAATCTTTGCTTGAACATAAAGATGAAACTCCTGCGTCAAAGCAGTCATTCTTCTTTCCCACTCGTCGTCAGGAATCTTCAAACTTTTATAAAATGGTTTACTAGCAGAGATTGGGAAATCGCCCAAAATTCTTTCTAGTTTATCGATAATACTTCTAACTCTTTGAATTTCATCTTCTAGTGGGGCGATTCTTCTAAGTAACTCTGCTCTGACTGTTTCGTCAACAGCAACTGCAGCTTCGCGCCTAATTCTTTCAATTTCAACTGTGAGCACAGAAGGTAAATTTGCTATTTGAACAAATAAATTAGTCAGCGCTGCCTTTGTGGGCAACAATGTACCCTCACATGGAATTGCTATAGTGATTGCCATTATGCTGAATTAGAAGATGGTGTTCTAGTTGATGCGACTTTCACTTCTTCAAGTGTTTCTGTTTGTGGAAAGATACGTTTGCCAATTTTTGTTACGACAGTGGCAGCAGTATTCACAACCTTATCGACTTCACTTCTAATCTCAGAATCAATATTAAATTCGATATTTTTAGCTGATGCTCGAGATGAAACGTCATCTATTTTGGCATACAAACTAGACTTCAAGTCACTTCTAAAGTTTAGAATTTCTCCTTTCTTCTCGTTTATATTTACTTCAAGATTTGCAACTTTTTGCGTAATTTCTCCGATTGGAGAATTTGCAATAAAACTATTGATTGTGCTATCAGCCAATTCTGTCAACTTAGAGAATGCCTTATCAATTGATGCTGTCACACCACCTAAAGCCTTACCAACAACAGATCCACTTGTATTTTCTACAACCCCTGTAATCTTTTGATCAATAACAGCACCAATATTTTCTAAGGCAGTGCTTGCATTTGCTGCAGCCATTAGAGAATTCGTATTCGCTGCTTCTGCTGCATCTTCAGCAGCGGCAGCAACACCACCACCAGTTAAACCTGCACCTGGAGCTGAAGTTGCTGATCCAGATTGCATATTGATTTGTGCAGCAGGAATATCAACCGTGTCACCTTGAACTGCAGTCGTAGCACCTTTAAGGCTGAGTTTTTTATTTGATGTAATATTACTTACTCCAAGAGAATTGATATGCATATCGGAAGTTGATTCTGCATAAAATCTCTTACTCTTCATTCGAATATCACCAGTTACTGAGAGATTGTAGTTTCCGCCAACCTCAATATTCATGTTACCGCCAACTTTAAGATTACAATCTCCACCAACAGTAACAGAGCATTTGCCATCGATATAAACAAAATCAGAACCCATGACTATGGTATAATGATCCTTTTGCACTCTTTCAAGACGATTTCCATCTTGATCCATTTCGAAATATGATCCACC